CAGTGAACCAGTTCCTATCCCCAATCTTTCCACCTTCCTCTGGTACGATGAGGCTGCGAGTGACCCTACTGGGATGTCATGGAAAATTGCCATCGCCTCTGTCCGTATTGGAAAAAATCCTCAAGCGTGGGCTACTACAACCCCCAAAGGTAAGGAGCACTGGACATATAAATTCTTCATTGAGAGGGAAATTCCTCAAGAAGCAGTTGAATTATTGAAGGAAGATGATAGAATTCTAATAGAGAACTTCAAGTGGAGCATTATTGATAACCGTGAAAACCTCGACCCCGCTTACTACGCTTCTGTCATTTCTGCTTTTCCTTCTGGGTGGTTACGTGCTCAAGAGGTTGATGGAGAGTTTGCAGAGGAAGGTGGAAAGATTGGGGATAGGAACTGGTTCACTGACAAAATTAGAAATTCACCTCCCGAAGTAGTAAATAAAAGAGTTCGCTTCTGGGACTTGGCGGCAACCGAAAAGAAACAAGTTTCTGATGACCCAGATGAAATGGTTGGAACTCTTCTAAGCAAGAGATTTGACCCTATACTAAAGAAAGACATCTACTGCATAGAGCACCAAGTAGCAGGACAGTGGGCATGGGAGCAGATACTTGAAGCAATTGCAAATACCGCCAGACATGATGGAGTGGACATTCCAGTAGTTTTGGAAGAAGAGCCTGGGTCTGGTGGAAAGAATCAAGTTGCAGCCATCAAATCCTACTTCAAAACCTTTCCTGAATTATCCTACCATAAGGTTGTAGGTCAGAGTGCTAAGAAGGTGGGTGATAGAGTAATGGCGGCGAATCACTGGTTTGGTGTTGCTGCCGAAGGTCTATTTGAGATGGTCAAGGGAACTTGGAATGAAAAGACTCTCAGCCAGATTGATGGCTTCACCCAAATTGTCCACGATGACCGAGTGACAAGTATTACTGGTGCATTCACTTACGCAACCCCATTCAAGTCTTGGGTACGGACTAAATTCTTGAATATATCTGGTAAGCCAAAGGACAAAGCATGACCGATGAAATTATAAAGGAAGCCTCGTTATTTAGTCCCCTCCCGACTCGTGAACCAGACCAGAGGAGCACAAATCTATCCTCTGCCTATTTGACAAGATTTATTCCAGCGTGGCAACGACCTGTGGGCTGGAATACAAATATGTGGAGAGCGTGGGTGATGAATCAACCCGTAGCCATTATTTGTAGAGAAACGCTGATTGCCAATCTTTTATCACTAGATTGGAAAATCACTCCTCGTGATATGCGCTTCAAGGACGAGCTAGAAGGGACAATTCGCCACTACACCAAGCTAATTGAGAAGGGTGGAAATAATCCAGAACTTGAGTTGGATTATTCTACACTGGTGGAGTGGATTGCCGCTGACCTTTTAGATACTCCCTTTGGTGGTGCAGCAGAAGTCGGCAGGAAGAACGATGCGGAAAACGGTAGAGTTCTTTGGCTAAAGCCTCTGGACGCTGCGACTATGTATCCCACGCTCAATAAGGATTTTCCTGCCGTACAATACTATAATGGCGTTGACGCAATTCCATTCCCACAACATGCAATCTCACGAACCTACATGACCCCCCGTCCGTATATGGACAGACAGGGATGGGGGATGGCAGTACCCGAAAAAGTCTACTTTGCTTTGGAGATGCTTTCTCGTGGAGACAAATATTACGCTAACCTACTTCTTGATATACCCACTGCTGGCTTGCTTGATTTGGGAGATATGGAGCAATCATCGGCAGAACAATGGGTAGAGAGTTTCAAGGTATTTATGGGGGATACAGAACAGGCATTCCGCATCCCTGTTCTTTATGAACATAATAATCCAGTCCAGTTTATTCCGTTTGGTAAAGTACCAAACGACATCATGTTTGATAACATCACCATGAAGTATGCAGCCATCGTTGCGTCTGCTTATGGGATGACATTGACTGATATTGGGCTAGGTGGGCAGAGCGGTAATACATTAGCTGGAGCTATTCGTAGTGATGCTAAATATCGTAATACTGGATTTGCCAGAGCTAAGACAAAGATACAATATTTCTTTGACCAGATTCTTCCAGATACCCTACAATTCAACTTCATAGACTATGACCACGAACTCAACGTTGCGATGGGTAGAGCTAGGTTGGCTTCTGCTACCGCTTTCAACACATTCATCACTATGAAGGCATTCTCTCCACAAGAAATTCGTAATCAAGCAATTGCTGATGGTCTATTCTCCATTACCATTCCTGATGAACTTCCTCCAGAAAGCGATTTCCCAGAACCCCCAGTATCAACTACAGGAGCTTTTGGCAAACCTATAACTCCAGCACCCACAGCAAAAAAGAAAGTGGCTAAATTATCTGGGACGAATAAAGTGGGGAATCCAGTTCCCCCCGCTCAAGGCGGAGAGGGAGCAATGACAGCTAGGAAATCTTTAGCAGATGGGGAATCTCTAATTGCAGTACAAAAGATGGTAGAAGCCATGCCGATGTTTGCCCAATATCTTCATGATGCTGGAGATGACGGGAGGGAAATAGCCCTACTTGAGCTTCCTTATGAAGAGGAAGTATGTATGTATCTCAATGAGGTTGGAAAGATAGTCGGTGATGAGCAATTTGTTCAGGAGGTATTCAGCCAAAGTTTACAGATTTTAGATGAAATGCCGTTTGACAACCCATCCGAGATAGTCTATGATAATATGGTAGAAGTATTGATGAGTCGAATTTCACAATCAGACAACAAGAAAGAGGAAACTAATGGCAACTAAGAAAAAGATTGAGTACGGAATGCAGGCAGCAAAGATTGGGCCGACTGACTCGGAGTCAACCGTAAGCAAGGCCACATTTTTTGAGCTTTTAGAAAAGAATTATCCGTCCGCCGATGGTTGGGAAGTTTACAACACAGAATCAATCGTTGTCCGAACTAGCTACGCTGGACAGGAAACAGAGCTTCCCTTCGTGACTTATCATTTGAAGAAGGTGAATGGTTAGTCCACTTGAACTTCTCCTGCTCATTGCAGTTGGTAGAATACTCATCTACCTTTGGAGCCAGTTTCCCTTACCAGAATGGGTGGACAACAGTAAGTTTGGGAAATTGCACCACTGTACACAATGTGCGGGAGTCTGGATTTATTCCTTCCTATTCATTTTATTTGGGGTGGACATTTTAGAGATGTTGGGAGTGAATAGCAAAATCATGGCTGGTGGGGGAAATATATATAGGGTCATTGGGGGAATTTTAGGGGGAGCAATTATTAGTTTCGTTATGTCATTGCTGGAAGCTGGATGGAAAGAAAGATTTATGACCATCACAATTGAGTAGGTGGAAATAGTGGAAGAAACTTCAAACTTTATAGAAGAAGCAAGTCTTTATATATCTAAGGTTTCAGTAGAGAAGTCTGCTGGAGGTGAGATGCGTTGGAGGGCAGTAGCCTCTGACACATCTCCAGACTTATATACAGAGTGCATGTCTAATGAGTTGTATGATGATTTTGTTAGGCGTATTGAAAGTAAATCACCCGTTCCTGAACCTTTCGACAAGGCTTTGGGTGAAGATTGGAATGGAGGTATGCCATACCTCTCTATCTCACATTACAAGAGTGGTAAGGGAGCTAAACAAGTTCCCGGTATGCCCACTAAGGTTTACCGTGATGGTAAAGACCTAAAAGCTGTAGGTATTTTATACGATAATGATTTTGGTCATGCAGTATTCAAATCTTTGTGTGATGACCTTTATACTGAGAAAGCTAAGAAAGATGGTCGGATAAGAATATCCATAGGGTTTTTAGACCTTGAGCATAAGCACATGGTAGGTAAAGGGAATACTCCCGACTACACATTCACGAGAAAAGGTCTGACAGATAAATGCCCTATGTGCCAAGAAGGAATTGGTAATAAAGTATATACTAAGGGGCAATTGGTACATCTAGCACTTACACGAGTACCAGTAAACCCCAGAACGGCTATGGAGGTAGCGAAAGCTATGACAATTGAAACCAAGAAACAGGATGCAGAGAGCATTATTGGAAAAGAACTCTCTGACACACTTGAAGAAAAATCCATGCTTTCCAACCTGCTTGTAACCAAGTCAGATGAAGTTGTGGAAGAAAAAGCTAACTTGAAACTTGGATTACCTGGACAAGAACCTGGAATGGGTCTTGCTGTAGGTGGACAAGTTGATACCGAAGAAGCTCTTGAGGGTGGAGTCAAAGTAGTCGGTGGGGGTGGAGATGGTGACTATGATGAAGATGAACTTGATGCTGATGGGAACAAGAAAGGTGACAGAGCAATCAAGGACATGCGACCCGTAGCGAAAGCTAAAGTAGCATCTGATAAGCAATCCGAAGAATTGACCTATGATGAGCCTGACGAAGAGAAACGCGAAGAACGCAGAAATCGTCCCGCTGGAGAGAAGTCACTTCTTCAAAAATCGTTTGATACCATCGAAAGCAAACTCATGGAAATGAAATCTCAAGGTGTGCCTGCCGAGACCGCTCTGCGAGAAATCCAACCCATGTACAATGCTTTAGGTGAGCAAATCAAGAAATCGTTACAGCCTGAAATGACTCCGAGTCAAATTGAGAATACCCAAATCTCAGAATTGGCTACAATGGTCAAATCGTTGGCGGAGACAGTATCTACCCTCCAGCAAACGATGGGTGTGGAAATTGCCACACTCAAGGCACAAACGCTATCTGCGCCAGTACCCCAGTTAGCTAGAGGAATTCCGATGCCTCGTAGTTTGAGCGGAGCTAATTTACCTGCTCAACAGACACAGGTTCCCCCTCTTGCTGGAGTACCTAACTCACTTCGCAGTCTAGCGTATAAAAGCACTTTCGTAAAATAGGTAGATAAATCATACGGTAAAGTCCATTGGGCGGCGTAAAATTTCATGGAGAAACCAAATGACTGACCAAGTATTAAATCTAGGCGTTGACGCAGGCGTTGAAAAAGCGTTTGTTTCAAAAGCTACTGACCCCGTTGTAAGTAATGTAGGCACTCCGATTGACTTTAGTGCTCAATATCCCCAACCGTTGAATACGGAAGAACTCATCTCGATGTGCGAGGAAATCAGCACATGGCGTGGACTTCCCGAAAAGCGGACATCCCTCCAGAGTGAGACTTGGCGCGAACTGAATGAACTCGCCTTCACTTCTGGTAGCTCATATATTTCATTTGCTGATGGTGCTTGCCCCGAAGAATACTACCACGATGGGGATAACACCACAGTAACAACCAAATGGATTGGTGCTAAGAAATCCCTCACCATTTCCGATATTATGCACTCTGCCGCTGTCGCCGCTGCTGATTGGAACGGCATCAATCAGTTAGTTGGTGGCTTCGGTTCAGGTCAAGGGCTTCCTGGTGAATTCGGTCAGGGAACCTTTATGAATCAGATGGTTGGTGATTTGAAAGCCAAAGAAATGGTTCTCGCCTCAACTCTTGTTATGAATGGTTGGGACAAGCTCCTGATTTCTGGTAACAAATCCAATAACGCTTTGGAATTCGATGGTCTTGAGACTATCATCACCGCTGGAAATGGTGCTCGTTCCTCAACAGTTGAAGCCTCTGGCACATTCACTGCTGCAAACTTTGACCGTTTCTTGAGCGAAGGCTGCGCTACACCTACTGACCTCTTTGGTCATCCTCAAGCAATTCAGGAACTCATGCAGGCTTATATGCAGTTGACTTGGCAGGGTTCACAGCAAATCAAGTACGTTGACAACAACCGCTTGGTTCCTGGTTTCAACTTTGCAAGTGAGGTCAATACTGGCGTAGGCACATTGAAACTTCATGCTGACCGCAACTTTACTAAGACCGCTGCTGGAACAAATCAGTTCTCCTCAAAAATCTACGCATTGCGGATGAATCATAATGGGATGCCGCTTGCGTATCGCCTCACACAAATTCCTCTGTCATTCAAAGATTTAGTTCCTGGTTGTACCAGTATCAGCTTCCAGATAGCTGCCCGTTCAGCATTGGTTGTCAAAGCCCTTTGCTCTCATGGAGTCTATCAAAGTTTGTTTGGCGGAAGAACCGTGACGACTTGTCCGATTATTTGAGATTTGTAATAGTTGTATTGGGACAGGTAATAACAGTTCGTCTACTAAAAGTGTAAGAGTTTCATTAGAAATACGGATTGCCTCTGGTATACCAGAGGCAATTTGTGTTATACTATAGATATGGAATAGAAAATATGACCTACATGATAATCTGCTTCCTAGTCCTCCTCTACTCCATCGTATCCCTCCTGTATTATCTGATTAAATGGAATAATGATAAGGTAGCTACTTACACAATTCTTTCACTTCTTATGTACATCACAGTTTCCAATTGGATGAAGTCAAGTGAATTTATTCCATTTTTATATTCAAGATGAAAAAATATGCCAGAAGGAATAAGCGTAAGCAGTTGAATATAAAATGGTGGTGGCATGGAATGGCAAAGAGTAATACTAGAAAACATAATAGGAGAATGAAATATGTCAGTAGTCTTACATCCGATAACAATTCAGCCTAATCCAGCAGAGGGAATTACAAGTCAAGTAGTTCTTGATAGGGTTCTAAGTGACTTGGAAAGTCGCGCAGTTGAGGGAGTGAAACGTTATGGAACTCTCCTCAAAACTCATAATGGTAGAGATGCTCTCCAAGATGCTTTAGATGAGGCATTAGATTTGGTCATGTACCTTACTCAGGCAATCATGGAAAGAGACTCCGAAAACCTTGACAATTCTGACAAAAAGTGAGACAATCCAGCTCGAAATGGGAGTGTGGTAAGAGACCAACCTTGAACGCAATTTGCAGAGCTTCTCCCAAACTCATATCTCCCCTTCGGGGTGCGTAGGTTGCTCTAGGGTTCATCCAAGACACCTACAGCGTAGTAAGAAGTTGGTCAGTAGATGGTAAGCCCCTCTGTAAACGTTCAGAGGCAGGAAGCCGCCACGACAAAGAATGAAGCTCTACTGACCAACCTACTAAATAAAAATTGAGGGCGTATCGCGTGGGTTCCTCTGGGTCGGGTACGACAGGAACATCTGGACAGTCGAAAACGCCTGATGAGCAGAAGCGAAACATAGAAATATGTCGCGTGGAGTCTCCCCCGACTGTGAATAACTGGAGACCTATGCCGACCACCTTTGCTGTATGCCCTCAACTTACTAACATGAAAAGAAAAATAAATAACTTCCTTACGTTAGTTGCTTACCTCCTCATTGCTCTATTTATGGCTTGGGGAGCATTTATGTTTATGGTAGAGTTTGTGAAGGTGTTCGGCAAAATATTATAATAAGGAGAAACAGATGACAGATAAACAAACTTGGGGGACATCAAGTATTTACCTCGCAGCGGCAGTAATGGCACTCGGAATGGAATATGACCACACTGACAAATCTGACCATCGCAAGATGGTATTTTACTTTGTTACTCCAGAGGATAAATCAGACCTTGAGAAATACTTCGGGAACCTCAAGTTTGATTTTGAATTGGTGGAACGTCAGTGGACTAATCGTTCTCTGATGGTGAATGCCTCAAGATATGCAGAAAGTTTGCAATCCTTGAAATCTGTTATCCATAGCTCATAGTTGACTCGGAGTCAAAATGGCATACTCACAAATAGGAGATAGAGTAGTTCGGGATGATGGATATGTTGCAATGCAGCATGTGAACACTAATGGTAAGGTTGTTTCCATTGGTGGAGTAAACTATACATTCTCTCCCTCACACAATGTATCTATGGCTTGGATTGCTCCAGAGCATGTTGACAAGGCGTTTACATTCAAGACAAATGCTTGCTGTGGCAACAGAGATAAACAAGCCTTCATCTTTGCTTCATTAGTCAATGTACATTTATGGAATGGTCTGACCAGAGAAGGAAATCCACAATGAGAATATGCGTAACGGGATACCGAGGCAATCTGGGCAGTCGGATAGTTGCTCAAGGATTTGACCCTCTCGATTGCAATGTTACTCAAGAGATGGACGTGCAAAAAGCAATCAAGAATGCAAGACCCGACTTGATTATCCATCTCGCAGGAAAGACAGATGTAAACTACTGTGAAGATAAAAAGAACATGGAGACCGTTATGCTGACAAACTTGCGTGGGTCAGCTAATGTGTTTAAATATGCAGAGTTTTATGGAGCCAAAACTCTCATAGTTTCCTCCGACCATGTGTTTAGTGGTAGAACATTTGGTAGCTACCTTGAGAAATCAAAACCAAACCCAGTCAATTATTACGGACTTACTAAATTGGCAGTGGAGGCATTGACTAAGGTTTATCCTAATGTGAGCATTATCCGAACCTCTACACTATTCTGGTCTGAGAGAGGGATGATAAAATCTCAACTAGAAGATGTGAAATCGAGTAAAGATATTTATGCTCCTTTATTCATCCGTAGGAGCTTCCTCCACATTGACCACTTTATTACTCAGCTTCACGAGTACATTTTCAATAGAGATATGCCGAAGGTTCTAAATTTATCAGGAAGTAAAAATGTTTCCTGGTTTACCTTCCTTCGAGATTATGCTAAATCTAGTGGATTGGATGATAGTAAAGTTCTTCCTAAATTCTTCAACAGTAAAGAGTTTGCTCCTCGTCCCTACAATGGCGGATTGGATACTGGATTGTCAAAGAAGTTAGGAATTACTCAGTATAGTTATCTGGATGGAATCTGGCATGACAAGTTCAAATAAATATTCCGTAGTGATTCCTGTTTATAACAATTGGCAACTCACCCACCAACTATTATTGGACTTGTTTCGTGTCCTTCCTCAAGATGTTGAGATTGTAGTAGCTGACGATTGCTCAACTCAGTGGGAAGTTAGTGCAGGGTTGGATTGGTGGGCAAATGGGATGTTTAGGGATAGACTGAATATTGTTCGTCAAGAAATGAATGTAAGATTTCTTCGGAATGCTAATAGTGGAGTAAGCAATGCAAACGGAGATGTAATCATTCTCTGCAACAACGATATTCGAGTTTATGAGAATCCTATCCCAAAAATTGAAGAAACTTTAGAAGAATATCCTGTTCCAACTTTGATGGGGAAAAGCCTACAACGTGGAGATACTGGATGGAATAGATTCGGGGATAAGATTTTCCCATACTTGGAAGGATGGTTTCTGGCATTCTTGAAATCAGATTGGAATAAATTTGGAGGATTCGATGAGAGATTTGTCCCATTTGATTTTGAGGATGTGGATTTATCCACAACATTTATCCATAATGGCGGAACTATTGTAGAATTAGATGTAAATGTTCAGCATATTGGTGGGCAATCTATTGGATATTCAGTAGAACGCCAGAGACAGACTAAAATAAACCAAGAGAAATTTGAAAATAAGTGGATTAAGTATGACTAAGGAGAAGATGATGGATAAACAAACAGAGTATATAAATAGTATCATTTTTGAGGTGTTCGGATTATGCCCAGAATACAAGATAGTCTGGATGAAGGATGAGTGGATTGAGTTTTATGAGTCGCCTCAATTGAGTTGGACTATGACTGACAAAGTGTTTACTTCTGGGCGAGTTAGACTACATCTTGTAGAACATCAAGTCAAGTTGGATAGTGGGATGGTGGTAGCTGCTTGCTTTGCAGTTCATCATCCAATGAAAACTATTTACCTGCGTGTGCTTGATTTTGGTGGTGGTCAAGCGTGGAGTATGTATAAGCATGTCTAAAATCAAGGTTCTATTTCACACTCTGTTCTACCCGATGGCGATTGGGCAATACTTTCGCAGAGCTTTGGAGTTACGTGATGACATTGACCTCAAGACAACGGGCATTACTACAGGTAACTGGATTCCATGGAAAGGTTCCATGACCGTACCACAGAAATATGCTTACACTCCTGATATTCCTTTACCATATCACTTCTCAAATCCCGTTGCAGACTATGAATACGTAAAGACCTTGATGGGAGATTGGAAGCCAGATTTAGTTTTGACTTGTGATGCTAGTTCCCGATGGTTGAATAAGCCTACTGATGGATTTGTAGCTACAATTGCCACAGATGCTCACGCTCTGAATTATGACAGCCCTCGCAGGAATAGTGACAAATTCTTCAACATGCACCAAGCCTACTCTCAGGCAGGAGATTATATTCTCCCCTACGCTTATGACCATACAGTACATTATAAAGAGGATAAAGAATATACCAAAGAGTATAATGTGGCTATGGTTGGTGTAGAATATCAGCATAGAATTGAATTAGCCCAGAGATTACAAGCAGAGGGCATTACAGTAAACTTCTCTAATGGTGACATTTTTGATGAATACCGAGTAGCACACCAGAAAGCAACCATTGGGCTAAACTGGAGTAGTCTCGATGATTTGAATGCTCGTGCCTTTGAGTTGCCTATGATGGGCTGTATTCCAATAATGAATTTAGTTTCTGATATGAAACTTGCTAGACACTCTTACTTCGATTACTCATTCTTATTTGAAGGTGGGAGTAGGAATAATCACGAAAATAAATCTTGCTTTGTAAAGAATGCAGTAGACCAAGTAAAAATGGCAATGGATGATTTACCAGAAGCTAAAAACAGGCTAGAAGTTATGCGTAAAGAGATGGTGAATGAAACTTATGCTAATCGGATTGATGAGTTATTGAAAGTTTGTGGATTTATATAGGAGAAGAAAATGCCCACAGTAGTTAGAAACGTAGGACGAAAGAAACAAGCAACATTACCTAATGGTCGTGTAGTGGAGCCACAAGAAAGATTACAACTTTCTGATGGGTGGTATCCTACTCTACCGACAGACACACACTTCGTTTTTATAACCTCTCATTTTGGCAGTCGTATGATGTGTACTTGTGGAGGAGAAGCGGCATTGGTCGGATACCATGCTTATAAGCAGTACGCCTCATATATGGGAAATGAAGTTATTGCCTGTTTAGACTTTTTGAATCTTGGGCATCATCGTGATGGTAGTCACTAATGATTAGAATATCAGATTATTCCTATGCAGATGTAGTTGAGCTTCTGGCAAGACTTCCCAAGAATTTAGGAACTGTTGTAGATTTGGGGGCTGGAAAGAGGGATAGTCCAGTATCATTACAGGTGGCACAAATCCCCTGTAAGCATCTCATTTCCGTAGAAGCCTTTGACCCCTATATTTCATATCTCCTGCTTAGTAATCCTATTGCAGATACGCACGATGTAGTCAAAGCTCACATTACCCACTCAAATTATAAAGTCAAAGAATGCGATTTAGTTCTGATGATTGATGTCATTGAGCATCTAGAAAATGAAGAAGCTCTCGAACTAATTGAATATCTGCAATCTGTGGCAAAGTGCATTGTGATATTTACAGTTGTTGGTGATACAGTCGGATATTCAAATCACGATATGGATAATTCTCTCCAAGAGCACAAATCGGCGTGGTATCCTGAGAATTTTGAGGATTTAGGATTTGAGGTTACGGTCTATGAGGACTTTCATCATCATCTTGGAGATGGGCATATTGATGCTATGTGGGCCTGTTGGAAACGTGGTGACTAATGGATGATAACTTACTAGAGCGAATAAAAGAATATGGAGATAAGGAAGAGGTCTTTGAACCTGGAGTAACCTTTATTCCAGTTGACAATTCTATCTCAAATGGAGATGAGAGTGCCAACCTAATCTCCGCTATTCTTGGAGATGGTAAGGAACATTTACTATCTTTTATGAATAAACTCCATAGCTACATCGGGTATGGTCATATCTCGGTGACTGGGAATATATCATCTGCCCATCTGATAACTATGAAGGTTTTATCCTCCCCCATCTTTGGAAGTCGCTCACTAGGAGTTGGGGATGAGGTCATTACTACGGCCAACAATGTAGCAGTCATAAATTCATGTAGAGCATTTGGCATTGTGCCAGTTTTAGTGGACGTTGACCTGAATACCATGCTTCCAGACCCAATTGAAATCGAGATGAAAGTCGTGGAAGGTAAGACCAAGGCGATTATCATATCTTCTCCCCAAGGTAGCTCCATGATTGGGGAGGAGTTACGTGACATTTGTGATGACTTTTCCATTATGCTTATTGAGGACTTTGGGTATGGGTTTGGTGGAAATGTTCAAGGTATGCCAGTCGGCAGCTATGCAGATGTGGTGATTTATTCTTTCCATTCTAATCTTCTTGGAGATGCTGGAGTTATTGTCTGTAAGCAGCACCTTATACATCAACTTATTGAAAAGGCTATGGAAGAAGATGGAACATCCCTATTTATTGGTCTGGGTAGTAATAAGCTGATGTATGCCTACTTGGATGCCCAGATGGATAAAAGAGAGTTCTACTTTGCACAGCGCAGATTGAATTGGACTCGTCTTTACAGAGGACTTTCACAGCATCACAAATACTTTAGATTTCAGAAGTGTCCCGATATTGTGAATCCTTCGTGGACTGGATTTACCATTACAATCAAGCAGCCATCTAACTTTGGCAAACTTGAATTGATGGCATTTCTGGCTGACCGTCAAATCGGAGTTCGTAATGTAATTGGAAATGTCTTTAGGTCAGAATCTTATAGGGACATGCAAATTACCGAAGATGAGCTAATTAATTCAGATTACATCCATGATAACTCTTTTGTTATCGGGTGTAATCCTAACATGAAAGAATGTCACACGGACTATATCATCAAAACCATTTCAGATTTCTTGGAGAAGTATGGAAAAGAAGAAACTAAAAATTGATGTTCTTAGTGCGGGTGGAAGCCCTACTGGAGTTACTGAGCAGAGTATATATGGAATTGATGGTCGTGTGGGAGTTGGAGGAGCAGAACTTGGAATTCTAACTCTCCTACGAATGTGGCACGATGCTGGACATGAGGTTGTATTCTATAATGAGGGGGATAGTGCTAGGTCGGAATTCAACCATTCTCACATTGCCAACTTCAAAAAGAGCCGTGATAGGGATATTCTTATTGCTTTCCGCTCCCCAATCCCAGACCTGATGGATGGAGCCAAAGGTAAAAAGATTTGGTATAGTAATGACCAATATACTACAGGAAGTTTTGCTGACTTTCGTAGTCATGTGGATGAGGTAGTTGTCATCTCTGAGTTTCACAACAATTACTTCAAGACCATGTACAATATTTGGGATGCTCACGTAATTGACATTCCTGTGCGTACTTGGGAATACCCAGAGACTAAAAAGGTTAGAAACTCCTGCATTTTTACAAGTGTGCCAGACCGAGGACTTTTACAGCTTGCTCCTATATGGGATAGGATTGTTGAGCAGGTTCCAGATGCCACCCTAACTATTACTGGGGATTGGAGCTTATGGGATAACAATAACCACGACCATCATGTTCGTCCATATCGTTTAGCTTTTGCCAACAAAAAGAATGTGACCTACCGAAGTGCCATCAGCAGGAAAGAATTAGTTGATATTCAGAGTTCAGCAGAGTTCCATCTTTACCCAGGAATTTATCCAGAACTATTTTGCATTAGTGTAGCAGAAAGCCAGGTGGCAGGAGCTTTACCTATCACATCCACCGTAGGTGCAGTGGATACTACTAACCGATTTGGATATAAGATACAAGGTAATCCAAGCTCCAAAGAGTTTCAGGACAGATTTGTAGATAAAACTGTTGAGTGTATGAAGTCAGATAGCATACGAGCTATTGGAGGAACCTTAGCAAAAGTAGAGTTTGGCTCGGAGTCAATCTTAGCCAAATGGGACGAACTTCTATATGGCTAGAATATCGGTGATTATGTCCACGGGGGGAAATAGACTTCCAGAATTAGAAAGAACTTTACAATCTTGGAGTAGAGTTACCCACCCAGACTTTGAATTTATCCTAATCCTAAATGATTTTCAGAGTGATGAGGTTGGTGATTTAGTTCAGAGATATAAATTTATCACTAAATATAAATGCACTAACTCTAAGCCAGTACCAGGAAATATCATTTGGGCAAGAGAAGGTAAAGCAGGTAGTGGGGAGTATATTGTATTTGCCATGGCTGACGTTCTGCTAGGAACTTACAATATATTAGAAATGATGGAGAATTCTAATAAATATCAAAGGGCGAGTGTTCTAACTTACTATACAGATGAAATAGAGAAGGATATGTTGGACGGTATTGACTGGATAAATCAGCCTAGACTGATTGAAGAACTCCCTAGTTTCTGGACACATACTGCGGTATCTGGAGACCCAGTTTCTAATGAGTTTGGGCATGACCCAAGATTGACTACTTACATAACTGGAGCTACTAGAGAGTATTGGGAATGGATTGGATGGTTTAGGGAGGATGAGTTTGGGTATTTGAACTTAGACACAGATTTGGTTTTACGTGAAAGATTTCTAAAGAAAATGCCAGTTACAGTAGGGTGGGGATACCACCAATGGCATACTCCCAGTAAAATACCTACAGAGCATAAATTAGGTGCATACATATATGAGACCGAAGAACAAGCAAGACTACTTTCACCTGCAAGGAGAGGAGAATAATGGATAAAATAGGTAGTGCAAAAGCCAAAGAAAAACTGCTTGAAATTGCAGAGGATTTAGCAAATATCTCCAGCATTCAGGCGTTTGTTGATAATATGATGAATGCCAAGTTAGATAGAGAAATGACTCCGTTTGAATGGTGGGAGACTTATTTAGCTTGGAGTGAGGTATCAACAGAGAATGACATGGAGAATTATTATGGAGAATAAGAAAAAGTTATTAGTTATCACAGAAATGTCATTTCAGGGCAGTGGATATTACTACCTGATGACCCCCATGCTGGAGAAATTGTCTAAGGATTATGATATAAAGGTGGTTGGTTTATCCTATGATGGCTCCGAATATAACTATAATTTCTCCATTACGGAGGCTAGAAGTATTCAGGATGCTGTAGTAATCTCACAAAATATAATAAAGTTGTGGAACCCAGATTTAGTTATTTGTGGAATGGATATTCCTATTCAAATTAGTATATATCAGAATTTGAAGCCCCTAGGAATAAAGTACGTAGCTATTACGCCATTGGAAAACCCTCCACTTACCCAATCATGGGCAGCCGAACTTATGGCAATGGATTATGTATTCTTTATCTCCGAGCTAGGGAAACAAGCCGCACTCAAAGCAGGACTGACAAAAGTTGACCATCTCTTAGTTGGGGCAGACACCAAAACTTTCCACCCCGCAGAGAAAGATGAAAAGGAAAAAGTACGTGAAGCTCTTGGGATAGGAAATGAGTTTACAATCTTGACGGTGGCAGATAACCAAGAACGCAAGAACCTTTGGGCAGAGTTTGAGATTATCTCTAAACTAAAGAATGCTGGAAAGAAGGTTAAGTTTATTCTTGTCACCAGAGAGCACTCCCCCGTAGGAAACAAACTTCGAGATTTGGCATTAGACTACAATCTCAATAAAGAGCTTATGATTATTGAGAGGGGAGTAGATACTACACAACTCCGAGATTTATATATTGCCTCAGATGCTTACTTATCTACTTCAAAGGCAGAGGGATTAGGTATTCCAATTCTTGAAGCAATGGCATGTGGAATCCCTATAGTGGCCACTGATACTGGAGCTATTACTGAGCTACTTGAGCACGATAGGGGCTATTTGGTTCGTCCAGAGTATGTATTTAGGGACGTATGGGGTAATAGCTGGAGACACATGATTGACACCCACCTAGCTTATGAGTCTCTAGCATATATAGAAGAAAGACTCGAAGATTCAGATACTTCTCAAAAAGCTCTAGATTATGTAAAAACCCGCACCTTTGATATTCCAGCAAGTCAATTAGATTTAGTTATACAGGAACTTACAGATGAAAAATAGTCCAGTATTCGATGTGGTCATTAGTACGGCAGGCAGATTTGATACACTAAATACCTGCTTGGATGCAATCTATAGACATGCGACAGTCCCAATTACTATCACCCTGATTGATGATGCCTGTAAGAAAGACGAGAAAATACGCTATAAGCAACTATTTGAATATCAGTCTGATAAGGATTTGAATAAGAATGTAGTCTCATTTACTACCCGCAGACATGAAAAACAAATGGGATTTGGGGCCTCTTATAATGATGGAGCCAGAGGAGCTAGAGCACCTTACCTGACAATGATGAATGATGATGTCAAAATTCATGAAGGATACTTTGACAAAGTTCTGGAAACTATGAAAGAACCTTCCATCAGTATTGTTGGGAGTAAGTTACTTTTCCCGACCAACTCCACAACCAGAAATCGTCCAGCAGGAAAGATACAGCATGTGGGACTAGCTTTGGATATTCACGCAAATGTAGTACATCCTCTAATTGGGTGGTCTCCAGAGAACCCCAAAACACAGATAAGCAGGGAAGTATTTGCTACCACTGGGGCATTATTTACTATCCGAACTAACGTATTTAGGGCTGTGGGAGGATTTGATTCTATTTATGGGCTAGGATATTTTGAGGACGCAGACCTGTGTTTGAAAGTAAGGCAGAAAGGTGGTAGAATTTGGGTTGAGAACTCAGCGAGTGGGACACACTATACAAATGCTACGACTGAGAAGAATCCTCAAGCCTTCGGTAACTCGTTTCAGGAGAATATGATGAAGTTCCGCTCCAAGTGGGCGACTTCTGGACTTCTCGTATATGACGCATGGACTTGGGGATAAACAAGGAGAGTAATGCCAGCAATCTATCCCTACAACTATCCACTAATACTTAATGATGCCATTTTCTCTCAGTATGGAGGTAAAGGCACAGGCTCATTCTCGCGTGAAATCTTGGATGCTGCTTATGTCATGGCGGAGCAACAGACCACCCAGTACATCGGAACCTTCCTCCTCCCCACAATAGTTACAGGGACATATACTGCCCCAGTTACCAACGTGCAGCGGATTGCAACAGATTATGGATATGTCTCTCAAATTCTGGACGTAGTTGTAAAGACACAGAAAATTACATTCTCTGGTGGATGTGAGCTAGTCAGTCTACGAGGTGGGGCATTTATCTATGAGGACACGTTTGGATACTTAGATTTGTATAAGTTGCAGACGGTCTATGGATATTCATATTCTCCATTCGGATTCAACAGCTACCTGCCTAGTATATCTAATATGCCATATCAATATCAGATTGCCTATGAAGCAGGACTTCCAACAGGTACGGCTAATCTTCCTCTCATGCTTGCTGCAATGACACAGGCTGCTCAGATACATCTAAATGAGATGTTCCCAGGAGTTGTTGGGGCTAATGAGGGTGTAGGAGATGTTGGCATTCAGGAATTTGAATCCTTTGGGTATCACGAAAGGCGGACTGCTCATGCATTACGCAGAACTGCCTTCGGCGGAAGTGCCCAGGCTAGTCATATTGCATCGCTCATAGACGCTTGCGTTAAGAAAGCACGCAGAGCTTTGAAGGTGAGCTAATGCCACAAGCAGGAACAAACATCGAGGGACGCTTATGGCGTTATCATAATTTACCTCAGAGCGATGATGATATAGGCGGGAGTATCCCATCTGGTACTATCCTGAAAGAGCATGTCTTTGGTCGTGTAGAGCAATTGAAGTCTACTCAGGTTTTGCTTGAGCAGGGGTTGGAAATTCCTGAAATGTTTCAGGCATTCTTATTCTATACTGGTGAACCTCTTGACTTGAGACACAACGACCAACTTGAGATTTATAATCCCCCAATCTCTCCTCATTTCAATAAGAGGTTTAGGATTGTTGGTTATAGATACTCCAGCCACAACGATGCTCGAAGATTTGTAGAAGTTACTATGAGGCGATGGGCAATTACCCGAACTGAGGAGTTGGAGTAGTGGCTAGAAACTTGGAGCAGTTGCTAAAATCACAAGCAAGCCATTGGGCTAGGCAACTTACCATCAATGTAAAAGCAAAGGCTCCTAAGCATATTGCCCCACATATTTCCACCTCTGCAAAATCTACTGGAGTTGGAACTGTAAATCTTGAGTTATCAGTCAAGAAAGTTGACATGAGAAATGCAGAGGGGGCAGTTTCTAATTATGGCAGTATGGATGCTTTAGCACAAGAATACGGTCATCCTGGAGTTCCTCAAGGAATAAAACCAAGAATAAAAAAGTATCTAGCTTTCCAGTGGGACATAAAACCAGAGAATGCTAAGTATGACAAAGAAGGTCGTATTATCCTACAGAAAGTAGTAAAGAAGCCGCAGCCCGCATTCAACCAAGGAGCGGGATATATCAGACCTGGAGTGGAGTTGTGGAAGGAAGAATTTTATGCCTCATCTTCCAAGTTCAAGGATGCCATAGGTGCAGATATTATGGAAGCGTTAGACAAGATTGGAGCAAATCTCAGGAGTGGTAAATAGTGAGAACCCCAGACGAAGTTCAGGTAGCACTTATTGAGCATCTGAAAGCAGATGTGAATTTAGTTGCTCTTCTTGGAGACTCTGACCACATAAAGGAAGTAGAGTGGCAGGGAGCCGAATATACCTATCCAGCGGTTCGGGTAGAGAATGATGTAATGCCGAATAAGCCTTACTGCTCCCCAGATGATGTGAGTATTACAATCTTCTGTATGTCAGAGAAGAAATCAAGTAAGGAATGTCAGATGGTTATGAAAGAGGTTGCAACTTATCTTCATGGTCATCCATTCAAAGGTACAAACGGAGCAAATTTTGTATTTATTCGTGTTACCAAAATGCCATATCCCAAACAGCAGGAGGGACAAAATATATGGGTCAGCCCGATAGAAATCTCAGCACAAATAAGTTAGGAAAGTACGTAGAACCTGAGACAGTACCCCTAAACGATTTAGTTTATAGACCTAGAATGACCGAAGTTCAAGTTGACTCCGAGTCAAACTTACCTTACAATAAAGAAACAAAAGTGAAGATTATCTCACTTTTAGATGCCCGTCTTGAATATACTGGTCAGGTAACTGGTCAACAGTATGTGTGGATAAAGGCAGGCAGCATGGTTGAAGTCAATGCGGAAGATTCTGTAATCCTCTTGGCAAAACGCATAGGTGGAAACTCATGCTGTGGTAATTCACCAGACGGCACTCCAATTTTCCAAATAACTACTTAGGAGTAGACAAAATATGTTGAGTACAGGTACTCCCCTAGGTACGGTTGTCTCGCAGGAAGCCCTTTATATTGAGGGTGCTCCTACTATCTTTTTTCAGGACTATCGTGCTAATCCTCTTTTCAATCCCGATAACGCAGGCTATTATTGGGGTCTTTCTGGTACGACATCTTATCCCGTTTCCGAACTTGGTTGTATTACTGATGTGAAGTTCTCAGAAGATGTCACCATGAATGATGTTCGTTGCGATACCGTAGGCGTGAAGGATACAATCCAGAAACGCAACTACGTTGAATTTACCGCAACAATTGTTTCCATCTTCCCGTTCTCTGTCCTCTCGAAGATGATGAACCTCTCACCCGCAACTGTCAGTTCTGGTGTAGAGACTGTTGGTATTGGTCAGATTGATAACACCATTCACTATATGATGTATGCACCGAAGATTTATAGCGAAGCTGATAATGACTGGCTGTTATTCCATTTGCACAAGGCTAAATTCGTCGATGCTTGGGAACTCCCCTTCACTTATGGTGAGGCGTGGAAGATGACGGGAATCAAGATTAGGGCCTTCGCCGATGATACGAAACCAAGTAACCAACTCTTTGGTGTAATCAAACGCTTTGACACAAGCGCAATTCCGTAACAATATATGACCTATGCTGACCGCATAGGAACTTTCTTGATTTGGGCGGTGAAAATAGTACCCCGCCCAAATTTCGGGAAATTCCTTTTACTAGAAGATACAAAACATAAGATTTTGCAAGCGGCTAAGAGAAAAGAAGAAACATTTCCAGATTTAGTAGTTTCTTACCTCTCAGCCGCTTTTTTTATTCCTAAAATCTTATTGAAGAAGTTACGATGGGAATTCGTATTCTTGCTATTTTCACTCGCCTCTGCCCACAATGTTCCTAAAGTTTCCATCCCTCTACTCAAGTCTAACAAACAAAAAGAAGAAAAGTCTGCATGGGATTATGAAGGTCGTGGATATGCAATGTATGTACACATCATTGCGAGCACCTACGGATGGACACAGAGACAGATAGATAATCTGGATATTGATGTAGCATTAGCACTTGTTCAGGAAATTATTACGGATGAGCAACTTGACCGAGAATTCCTGTGGTCAATGAGTGATAAGAATTATGTCTACAATTCTCAAACTAAAACAAGCAAAGCTAACCCTCTTGAACGTCCATTCTTTATGAAGGTAGAAGTTCAAGCTCCCAAGAAGATGATGATACCTAAGAGTTTGATGCCTGTCGGAGTTGTGAATTATGCTCCACAGCCAGAAGATGTAGCCCCCAAGATGGGAGGAATATAATGAAGAAACTAACAATGAAAACTAAACCAAAGAGCCTTACCCTCTCAGAAGTGTGGAAACTATATTTACTGGATACTGGCACAGAGACTTCCAGCTTTATTATTGGGTGTTTAGATATATTTTATCCAAACAAAAGTAGAGATAAGTTAGATGTCTTATCTAAAATGAGAAAATATAGAGAGGCTAATTCAACCTATTCCACATTTTGTGAGAATATGGAGGGTTTGGTGAGAAATGACTAGCAAAAAAGAGCAACTAGAATTTGACCTTCTTCTAAATATAACAAATGCTATGACCTCTCTGAATTCCATGGATAAAAATTCCAAGGAGTTTGGAGTTAAATTTAGTGGTATGCTAAAAGAAATACAGACTTTAGCAGATTCTTTAGGTCAGTCGTTTTCTGAGGTCGGGATAAAAGTTGCTGGAGCATTCAATGGAGATTTTGCTAAAAAATTTGAGGCGGAATTATCAGCACTAGATTTACAGACAAAACAACTTTTAGCTGATGTTAGTGCTCTTGACGCTAGGTCAGCGAGTGCAAATAATATGTTATTCTCTCCAGCACAGCCCAAGGTTGCCTCCGCTGGAAGTTCTATGTTGTTTTCACCCAGGGACGTTGACCCAGATTTAATCCCTAAGAAGTTATCTTTACTGGAACAACTAAAGCAGAAGTTATTCGGGGTGGAGGATGCGGCTAAGAAAGCGGGAGGAGGATTTAATATTCTCCGTTCTGCTATGGGATTCTTGACTGCTATGGGAATGTCAGCAATCCTGCAAAGCATTATTGGATTCTTTAGCAAGGCATTGGAATTAGCTAAAGGATTTAGAGGACAATTAGCACAACTAAACTTCGCAGAGGCAGTATTATCCAAAAAGGGGATGGATATTACACGAGAAGAGCTTGATAAGTTTGTCTCCGAAATAGAAGCAAAGTATAAATATCTTTCAGCTATGGACGCTACAAGCATTGTCTCTACTGTGGCCTCCATGGGTGCTGAGTTCAATCTCTCAAAAGATAAGATTTTAGAGTTGTCCGATGCCGTAGCATTTCTGCAATTGCAGGAACGTGCCTATGGTATGGAAGTCTCTCAGACTGGTAGTATCGTCAATGCTGCCTTGGATGGTCGTTCCAACTACTTCAACAAGTTAGGTATTAATATTACCAAGACTGCAATCAAAGCTAAAGCCTTTGAGATGGGCCTTATTGAGAGTGGTGCAGCAATCACTAAAGAGCAATCTAATCAGGCAGCAATCGCACTCCTGATTGAACAGACTTCTGGTAAATATGATGAACTAATTGCATCCATCGAGAAAACAAACCCGGCCCTTGCAAAACAGATGGCAGCAGAGAAGATGTCCGCTGATGCTACAAGAATATTTGGAGAGCAACTTGTAACTCTTACAGACGCATGGAATGGGTTTTTACTTAGTTTCCAAGGTACAGATGCAAATGGAAAGAAATTTGATAATGTAACAAAGTCTGCCAAGATTTTAGCACAGACTTTGGGATTTATTGCTTTCCTTGTGGCTTCTGTGTGGAAAGTGATGATGGGTGCAGCAGGAGTTATAGCTGCGGCATGGATTCCAGTTATTCTAATATTCAAGGGAATTACAGACACTCTGAGTGCTCTACTTGCCGGAGATTTTGTAGCTGCTGGAAAAGCATTAGTTTATCCAATGCAGAATGTGGGAAGGCTGATGAAAGAGGCTTTCCTCAATGGTTGGAATATGGGAGGAGACCCAACCCAATTCCTAAAATTATCACAGTCTGTAAACACAGCAACAAATACTCCGACTGGAGATGCGGGGCTGGATGATTTAGCTCAAGCAGAAGAGGATGCTGGAGATAAACGTCAGGAAGCTCTTGATAAGTATGCCAAGGAGTTAGCCGAGACCGAGATAAAGGCTGCCCAAGAACGAGAAGATATTGCAATTGATTTAGGTAGAACTCTTGTAGACATCGAAGAAGAATATGATAGAAAACGAGCAGATTTAGCTCGTGACTACCAGAATAAAATTCGTGACATCAATCTGCAATATGAGCAGGATGTTGCGGATATAAAGATAAAGCAATATGAAGATGAGCAGAAAAGACGCAATGATGATACTAAACGGGAAGAAGAGTATCAGAATAAACTTCTTGAGCTAAAAGAGAACTACCTTATGAGCTTGGAGGATGCTCTCCACTCACGAGATGCAAGACAAGTTCTCAAACTCATGCGCCAGTACGAGTTGGATAAACTTCAACTTGCTAGACGACATGAGCTAGATGAACAACAGGCAGAACGAGAGGCCAGATTAGCAAGAAGGTCTATAGAGCTTGAGTTAAAGAAAGCTAAGATGAAGCGGGACATTGCTTTAGCTGCCGCCGCACAGGAACAAAAAGATAAATTAGCTCAACTAGCTATAGATGAAAAAAGAGAAGAAGAAGATGCTAAACTAAAAGCACAACGCAAACTTGAGGATTTGGCTAAAGCCAATGCCGATAAGATGGCTCTTCTAGCTGCAAGTCTAATCCAAGAGTACAATCTAACTGGTGATTGGATGGTAAAGATGGTAAATCTTTACCAGACGTATTATAGGAACATTGCCAGAGTGTATGAAGCTCTTGCTAGATTGAGGCAGACCGCAGCACAGGCACAGATGTCGTCATCGGGCGGAAGTGGAGGTAGCACTCCTTCTGGTAGTAATCCAGGAATGTCCCCTGCTCCGCCTCCCCTAACATCTACATACGGATTTGCAGGAGGTGGCATATCTAGAAATCTTCCAGCAACCAGAATAGGAAAAACAACATCGTCCTCATTTGCTGGAACCTCTGTTGGTGGGAGTGGAGGAAAGGTAAGCATTGAGTTATTACTTTCTCCAGACTTGGAATCTAGAATTGTAGCTAACTCACTTGACCAGACAGCAGAAATTGTTACTCGCATTCAGCGCGGAAAATAAGAGGAAATTATGACGACAGGATACTCAGGAACTTATGCGGCAAACGGAGTAGATTTTATACTAAAGCCATCTACAGCAAAATGGGATAGTAGGGATATTTTAGGTGTAGATGGAAATGCACACCCAGTGTATTCCTTCTATCGTGACTTTGAGATGATTTGGGAGCTTGCTCATCCTAGTGATGTAAAACAAATCATTGACATTTATAACTCGTTAGGAAATACGGGAACGGCAGTATTTGATTTACCTCAATGGGGAGCTATTGACTTTCTATATCGTGGATATTCTGGATGCACAATGCAAGAGCCTACAGTTGGTGAGTACTTCATGGGCTGGATAAAGAATGTAACATTGAGAATAACGAAGGTACGCACATAATGGAACTAACATCATCAGAATTAGAACAAGTAAGAAAACGCCCCCAAGAATCTAATGAGAGTCTGTTTATCTATCAGCCTCGTGAGATATTCAAGTGCAGGATAAATAACCCATCAATTGCCAAGGGAGCAATAACAATTGCGTATAATACTGTCACATTAGGTTCATATATAAATGTGCAACCAGGTATGACGGTATTGATTGGAACCTCTGATGGGGCTAGGGATGTCGGTAGAATCAGACTACGTTCCATTACTCCCACTCAGATGATAGTAAGTGAGAACTCGGATATCAAGTGGGAAAATGGATTATATATCACCGTTCTAAAATACTGGGAAGTGTGGCCCGTATTTCCCAGAATTATAAAAAATCCGACTAATGATGAAGATGTCATATTCTATAAAGATTATGACATTCCTCACACAAATCAAAATAATGTTTTAGGGACTTTCGTTCAAGCGGGAACCAATCATGGCGTACTTTTAGATAATGGATTAGGTGCAGTCTTTTATACTGCTTCTGGAAGCTATAATTTAGTCGGTAGTGCCTTGACCTACTCTTGGGAGTTTGAAGGCGGGACACCCTCAGGAAGTTCATTAGAAACTCCACAGTGGGTATTATATGATACTCCTGGAGATTATGTAACAAGTCTTACGGTTACGGCTGCGAATGGAGCAGTAGATAAATCTTATCGTTATGTCTCAGTGAAAAATAAGATTGGTGAAGGTTCTAATACTCCAATAGTGAAATGGCAGAGAGGAGAACTTTCAGGTTCAAGGAGTGAGGGTGGATACTCTGTAGATATTACGGTTTGGCAAGAGATTGACATTGATACTAACTCTTTAGTAGTAATTATGTCAGATGATTGGTATAAAGGTCATCATGGCTCTTATGGAGGAAATCAGGTAAATTCTTCGGATGTTTTCTTTGTTGGCTATGTAGAAAAAGACAGTATAAAATATAATGCTTTCAACTCCTCTGTATCTTTTACTGCCTCCAGCATAACATCCATAATGAAGAAAGCTACAGGATTCTCAATATCTGTTGAGAGTGCTCAGAATGCTACCAAGTGGTTCCAGCTAAAGGATATGGATGTACGAAGAGCCATATACCACTACTTTAGATGGCACAGTACGGTTCTTCGTGTCGCAGATTTTGAGTTTCGCGGCGCAGACAAGAAGATGCAATACTTCGATGCTGACCGAGGCTCTCTTTACGATGCCGTAGATAATCTTCTGCGGGGAACTCTCATAGGAAATTTGTGTTCCGATAGACAGGGGAAATTATGGGGAGAAGTTGAACCAAGAGCCTATCAAGACCCAACAGGAACATTCTCTCCTGTAATGGAAATTACCCGAAGAGATTGGATGGCAGAGCCCATAGTCGAGCAAAGAATTTATGATGATTCTAGCTACATTGAGCTTGGAGGAATTGCATATAGTGGTGCTATAACTGGGACGTTCTCACCCCTGCTTTCTGATGCTCCTGGTGGAACTCCAGCATCCATGGGAAGTGTGGAGTCTTTGTCTGGTTTGGTTCTAAAGAGCCAGAGACAATTGAATATACTTACTGGACATGTATGGGCGAATAAGAATTCTCCTTATCCTAGCATATCAATGTACTCCTCGATAATGCTAAAAAATCTGGATATTGCCCCATACGAAACTGTACAAATCCACATCTTACCAGAAGATACAGCAATGAATGTAGATATACAAGGTTTGTACATTCCGACCTCTATGAGTTGGTCATCGGATACTTCAAATCGAATAACTCTACCAAACATAGAGTTTACTCAGCTTGTAGATGGTGAGCCAGGAGATACTGTGATAGTACCTCCAGTAAATGAGATTGAGTACCCAGAGATAAATTTCTCATTTCCTCCATTTCCAGATTTCCTTGATATTCCTGCTTTGGCAATCTATGACCCAGGAATAATTCAGAATGTTCTAATTCATGTCAAAGACCATGGCATATTTTACACTCTTGACTTTGACTCCGAGTCACCTACTTGGTATGAGATGAACGTGAATCTGCCCGACACCGCAAATATCCAGACTTTCGAGGTCGGCACAACGGGCAGAGTATTTTTACAGTACGGTTTACAATCATTGTGGACTGCTCCTTACCCTGGAGGAACGTGGGATAAGTTCTTCACTACTGAGTATGATGAAGCTACCTACGGGACAATCGGAGGATTACCAAATGACCCAAATAGTGTATGGTTTGGGGTAGCTGGAGCATTTGATAGAACTCCAATATTAGCCGCCTTTGGCATAGATAGAAATGACCAAGACAGCGTGCTAGTTCTTGCTGGATTTATAGAGGGCATCGGCTCTAATACTTGGTTGCTATCTTGGAATGGAAGTACCTCATCCCAGACAAGAAATGGAAATTTACCAATAAGCGTCAACAATCAGTCTGGTGCTAACCGCCTTGGTTTCCTAACTAAGACCGCAAGTGGATGGGTATTTACATTCTATCAAGGTTCTGGTAATGGAACATCGGCAGTTTTAAATTCAGACGGAACTATTATGTCAGACTTTGCTTTGGGTGATTCTGGGAATGTGGTTATTCATACCCAATCCATCCATGCGGATAATGTAGCACTAAATCTATATCACCCGTTTATTACAGAAGATGGCGGATACACATGGACGCAAATCTCTGGAAGTCCTGGAAAATACGGACAATTAAACCCAAATGAATTCCAAAGCATGATTACAAATGCAGATGGAACACAGATAATCATTGGAACTGATGATGTTTTAGCTCCTCCAGGAATAATATATTCTCTGGATAAGGGAACTTCTTGGTCAACCGGCTCATTTTTCTTTACTGGTGCATTTAATGCTACTACAGTATGGCATTTACAAGATTCTGCCTACGTTTTTGCGGGGTACACACCTGCTGTTGATGGGAGCACTAGGATATGTGCAGTATACGACCTTGCTCCCGCTACAGGCACACCTACTATGTATGATAAGACAGGAAATCTTCAAGACTTCTTCACAGGAACCTACTATCCCACAGCCATAAGGCACTATTACAACTATGAGTAAACGAAACTTACGCAGGTCGTTGTCGGATTATAATTCATCCCTTGTAAAAGAGGGTGAAAAGTTATATGGAAACCTTGGAACTCAGATAGGAGGTAGAACTCTTGTTGGAGTTCCTGGTCGTCCTTCCTATGTTTATGTTAGACTACGAACCAAGCTATCTGAGTTGGTGGAAGCATTCAACGATAAGGTAGCACAGAAATTCAACACTCCTGTAATTGTGCAGAGGAAAGGAAATCGTTACGTTGTAGTAGAAAGAAATACCGAAACTTTCTCTGATTGGGAAACAAGTGACCCATACATTCCTCAACATGCACCACAGCATATATTTGATAGGGATGGAGGAAATATGGGGGGAGACCCAGTATGGGTTTATCCTTACCAATTTATGCCAGGACTTGTTTCTCCCTTTGGCTCTCGTGGTGCTACAAATGTATTTATCCAATCCTACCCACTTCATACAGAAGATGGATGGAAATATATAGGAAATACTGGTACTCCAAGACTTACTACTTATAATCCCGTAAGTGGTTCCACACTTGTCTTAATTTCCATAGACTCTCAAACAGGTAACCCCGCCTTGTTTGCCACTACGGGAACGTTCATCCCTGCAAACATTACAGGCACAAGTCAGCTTGTCTCATATCTTCCACAACTAAATGATATTAGGTATATTCCCCAGTCATTTGTTCGGCTTGTGTCTGGGACATCTTCAATTGGATGGAATAATATCCATGACGTAAGACAATTCCTATCTTATAGCCCATCGGGAACTTCATATCTGACTGTCAATGGATACCCACAAATAAATGATATTGAGGTTACTGGAGCCAGCTTCTCAATCACGGGAAGTGTAGCTTACCTCGAATTTATAGGCTCTGGTGGAGGTGGAGGAAGCTCTGTAGCGGATAGCACACTTTTCTATGCGGAAGGAAGATTAGCTACGGGAAGTAATGTGAGTAATATGTATATGATTACTCAGCCTACTACCATAAACCAAATCGGACTATATGTAGATTATCTTGGTACTAGCGGAAGTACAACAGTTGATGTAAACTTAATAAGAAGTGGGACAAGTTCTACAATATTCACTACGCAGGCAAATAGACCTGTTCTACAATACAACTCAGCAAACAAGTGGGTACTAGCTACTCCAAATATAACCTCCTTTGGAGTTGGAGATGCACTAAGTTTAGATATTGACTCAGTGTCAATGTTGTCAAGTACTTTGGTAGTGTCTAAACTGGTCACTGGGTCATCAGGCGGCGGAGGTGGTAGCCTTACAGTAGAAGAGGTTGATGGTTCTCCCAGTGTTTCGGGAGTGACAAAGATAAGATTTGATGGTTTGTCAGTAAACAATGATGGTGGTGGTCAAGTAACAGTAAAATCTGGCTACCCCATTATAGAAGTTCTAAATAGAGTTTCATCTTCTACTAGTACTTCCAGCACATCCTATACAGACCATGATACCACAAACAGCAAACTTGTATTTACGAAGGTATCCGCTACATCTAAACTTATATTCAATATTTGTTTTTCTCTTTATACATCAACAGGAAATGCTAGTGGGAAGATTGGAATAAACGATGGAACTAGCGACCACGACATTTATAGTTTCTTTATCAATCCAGCAAACTCACACTTTGAATCATCTGGAATTAATGTAATTAGTGGACTAGCTGCTGGAGCTTACACATTTACAATGAGGTGGAAATCTCCCAGTGGTGGAACTCTAGTCACAAACTCGGATGATTTTATAAGCATGTCAATTCAGGAGATAGCATGAAAGTAGGAGACGTTGCATTAACCCCACAAATAACATTCTTGGATACTAAAGCCAAGATAGAAGCATATCCTGACCCACAGGAAGGTATGCAGGCTCAACAGACCGATTCTCCCTATCAGAAAGCTCACTATGCTAATGGTGCATGGGTATGGGAATCTGGGGGTGGTGGAACTCCTGGAGGAGCGGACACAGAGATTCAGTTCAATGATGGCGGGGCATTTGGAGGATATTCTGGACTATCCTACAACAAAATAAATCAAACTGTTATTATTGGAAATGGCACGCAGCCATCCTCTATAAACTTTAATGCATCTTTTGGTGAAGCCTTTATAAATAATCTTAGTGGTGGAGGAATACAAATGGCTGGCGGAGTGGAGGGTGAAGGTCAGCTAACCTTTTATGGAACTCCAATTTTTTTCGGGGGTCAATTAATGTTTGATAGTGCTTTATTGGGGAATCGTCTTTTTATTGATACTTCACTATTAATTGGCGGAGACCATACAGCACAATTTCCAAATAAGGACGGAATTGTTGCCATGCTTGATGACATTGTAGTACCAACTTCTCCCTTCTTGTTGATGGGAGGCTAGGAGAAATATGACAACAACATACAAAGTTTTAGGACAGTCCGCACCAGGAGCCACAACAGAGACAGATTTGTATGCCATACCTGCTTTGACTTCTGCTGTAGTCTCATCATTGGTAGTTTGTAATAGGGGTACAGCTTCTACTACATTTAGAGTTTCTGTAGCTGTAGGTGGCGGAGCAACGGCAAATAAGGATTACCTTTATTATGATGTAGCAATTGCGGGTAATGATACATTCATTGCTACCATAGGCATCTCACTTGCTACTACAGATAAAGTGAAAGTGTATGCTGGAAATGCAAACTTATCATTCAGCTTATTTGGAATGGAGATAACATAATGACACAGGGAGCTAATGGTAATTTCTTCTTTAGTGGCGGTGTGAGCATTGCTGACGGAGCAAATTTAGATGCCTTCTCAAGACTTAGAATAAGTAATCCAGATACATTATGGGATGTTCAAAGTCAATACAACACCAATTCACTCACGATGGAGAGCGGCAATACTGGCACAGGAACCTCTGCTCCATCTCACGATGCCAATACTCGCATGGTTTTGCTGGCTACCACCGCAGGCACAGGCACAGTATTTACACAGAGCTATGAGTACATCCCCTACCAACCAGGAAAATCACACTTCATTGCTATAACGGGTCTGTTGGGTGCTGGAGTTGCTGGTGCAGTTGTAGATGTCGGATACTTTGATGCAAGTAATGGTATCTTCCTACGCCAGAATGGGGCTAGTGGATTACAGTTAGTAAGACGAACCAAGACGAGCGGAAGTGTTGTAGATAATGTAGTAGCTCAAGCATCTTGGAATATTGACCCTCTTGATGGTACTGGGGGAAGTGGAATAACCTTTGATGTTAGTAAGGTATTCATTCTTGTCATAGATTTACAATTCTTGGGAATGGGCAGAGTTCGTGTTGGATTTGATATTGGTGGACAAATTGTATATGTCCACGAATTTCTGAATGCTAATGTCCTCACCACTCCATACATGCAAACTGCTTCCTTGCCAGTTCAAATGCTAATTACCACGACTGCGACAGGTGGAGCTAAGAATTCATACTTCAAATGCGCGGCTGTAGAGTCTGAGGGAGGTAGAATTGACCACGACTCCTTCCCATTCTCAACTCCAGAGGGGGTAGAAACTGCTGGAAGTGGAGCAAGAACTCACATATTATCTGTAAGACCTAAGACAACTTTCAACTCAATCACCAATAGACAAAGGTTTGTTATAACCAATCTTGGATTTATTGTTACTGGTGCTGTTCCCGTTTATTGGGAATTGTGTGTAGGTGCTGTATTTGCAGCTTCAACTTGGGCAGACGTAAATACAACCTATTCAGGATTTGAATATACGAGTGTCCGAGGGGCATTTACAAATCTCACAAACGGGATTGTAATTGCATCTGGTCATATCTCTGGTGCAGGTGGTGGAGCTAATCCTCCTACTGTAACCCCAATCATAATTGACCCAGTAGTGGCACAGAAATATCCTATTACGCTAGACCGAGCAGGAGCAGTTAGAAATATGGGAACCCTCACGCTGCTTGTGTCTGGAATTGGTGGAACTTCTGCCACACGTGCAGTTATCAACTATAAGGAAATTAGATAATGTCACAAGGCGGAACCAAAAACGACATTGGAGTGCAGATAAGTCAATCTGCCAGTAAAGCTACTCCAGCTAATAATGACCAATTTGGATTTTGGGATAGTGTTGGTCTAAGATTAGTAAACTTCACGTGGTCACAACTCAAAGCCTTCTTTGCTTTAGCTGCCAATGGCGTGACAAATGGAGACTCACATGACCATAATGGAGGTGATGGAGCACAGATAGCTTATGGAACATTGTCTGGATTACCTGCTTTAGGGACTGCTGCTTACGTTTCTACTGGAACTTTCGCTCTAGTCGCTAATGGTGTAACCAACGGGGACACTCATGACCATTTAGGTGGAGATGGTGGGCAGATTGCCTACTCTAGTTTGAGTGGACTACCAACACTTCCGACTTATGTAGCTCGGACAACATTCACTCCAGGGCTTACGGGAACTACTGCATCAGGGACATCTAGCACTTATTCTGTGCAAATCGGTGAATATCAAAGACTTGGAAGTATTGTTTACATTGACATAAATCTTGCGTGGTCTGCTCATAACGGTACTGGAAACATGAAGATTACGGGTCTGCCTGTCACGAGTGCAAATAATGGATTCAATGCTACAATACCAGTCTACTGGAATAATATAACTTTAGCAGCAATTGGAAATAAGATATTAGCACAAGTAGCTCCTAATTCGACAGAAATATCCTTAGTAGAGATTGGTAGTGCTGGAGGTACGGCAATTCCAATGGACACGGCTGGAGCATTGAGGTTTACTGGATTCTATTTTGTTTAGGTGATGTGATACATGACAATAAAGCTAATTGATTTATACAGTGGTAATGACCCATTCAAACCAGAAAAGATTGTGGCTGATGGATATATGGGAGTTATCTTCAAGGCGGGGCAAGGCTCCTGGGCAGATGTTCCTCGTTATAGAAAAGATTGGTGGCAGAGAGCCAAAGATGCTGGACTGCTAGTTGGATGGTATTGGCTATGTGATAGTCGTTATCATTCCTCTGCCCACATCCGAGAAATGGAATCTTTCAAGATTTTTGATGATGTTGGTAATCTTGGTCTGTGGGTGGATGTAGAGAAACCAATGATTTCAATGACTGAATCAGCATACTGGAAAACTCCTTACGCTGGATATAAAAATGTAGTAGATTTTGTTTACCTAATCCAAGACAAGGGAATAAATCCTGGAATATACACTGGCCCCGGAGCTTATGAATTGATTATGAGGGGTGCTCCACAATCAGCCCATGAGTATTTAGCTCTTCATAAATTATGGACAGCACAATATCCATACATTTATGTCCCAGGAATTAGTAAACCTAGATTGTATGGTGATTGGAAAACTTGGGAATTCTGGCAATATCAAGAAGGGCCAGATATAAATATTTACAATGGTGCTGACGATAAATTCTATTCTGAGTATGGAGGTTACATCTCACCTCCTACCCCACCAACCGAACCCCCAACAGGAGAAATTATGGTAACACAGAAAGGTACAGCAAGAGTAGCGACAAACATAAAAAGCATGAGCGGAGTTCCTAGTGGGGCGTTAGCCAGTCTACCAGTAGGAGGTTGGGTATATGGGAACTATAACCCAGGAAGAACTGACCTGATTGATATTACAGAATACTATCGCCCTACTGGAGAGAAGGTAT